TTCCGACGTGACGCCGGTGTACGTAGCGAAGGTGACGAGCGTCGACCATGACGTCGAACCGTCGACCGAATGCTCGATCGTGACGATGTTGTTCGTGAGCCCGGAGAACGCCGACACATGGAGATGAGCCACGCCGCCGTTCGTGGTGGCTGCCGTCAGGTCGCGTGCGGTGCCGTTGCCGTCGATTGTGACTGCCGTCAGATCCTCAAGCATCACGCCGTAGTCGAAGCCGTTGGCGATCGCCGCCACCGAGTAATCCGACGGATCGCCGACGCCCGACTTGGGGGCGAAGCTCGTGTTGACGCCACTCACCATCAACGCCTCGTAGCCGGTCGTCAATCCACGCGGCGCGTAGGTGATCGGCCACTCTGCGGCGGTCCATGCGGCAAAGATGGCAAACGGGTTGCCGGCGGCGCCCAGCGTGTCGAGCGGACCCGACGCCGAGAACGACGCCTGCGACTTGCCGGGAATGTAGACCCTCGACGTATCGCACAGCGTCGTCACGTCGTGCGTGTCGATCTCGTGGGACAGCGACACGTCGCGCGCCTGACACGACAGGTTGAGCGCACCGAGCAGCACGCGCGAGTTGTAGGACGGCAGGAAAGCCATCAGAACACCACCTCAATGTCGAAGTCGACTGATAGGAACGTCTCGTCTGCCACGGCAGCCGACTGCGGCACCGCACCGATACGGGTCACCGACGCGTACTGCACGAGGTTGGCTGGCCAGTTCGCCTCGTCCTCGACGGCGGCGACCAGCGACCCATCACCCGTCGCCTCGGTCAACGTGTCGAGCTTCTGCTGCGCTGCCTTCTCGGCGACACGGCCGACGAACACGCGGACGTTGAAGTTGTAGACGGCGCTCGCCTTACTGAACACCATGCGCGGGTCCATCTCCTCGCGGAAGATGACTGCGCACGGCGCCGGGACCGTGTCGAGCATGTACGGCAAGCAGCGCAGGCCGCAACCGCTGGTGATCGCCTGCGCCAGGCCGTCGCGCACGTCTGCGATCGTCGTCATCCGACGCGCACCTTGCGGTACGTCTCGAGCAACGCGATGGCGACACCGTCGAGGCCGGGGATACGTGTGACGATGCCGTCACCGCTCGACATCTGGTAGCCAGCCAACGTACCCGCCGGCGCCTTGTAGAGGTTCTTGGCCTGCACGAGGCACGCCTGGGCGACGTCGTCGGGGACGGCGGGCCATCCGAACTTCGCCGTCACCGACAGCCCGGCGCGACGGTTCACCATCGGGAAGCTGTAGTTGCCGACGGCGGTGATCGTGTCGTACGGCCGCACCGGAACCTCGGCAGCGGCGTTCAGCGGGCCGAGCACGAAGTCGGTGGTGATCGTCAGCGTCGTCGCGAACGTGCCGTCGGCGCTGCTGTCGATCTTCACGATCAGCCCGGTGGTTGTCGAGATGTCGTCGACCTCGGCGTAGAACTCGTCGTCGACGTAGTAGGTGCGAGCGACCACGGTCGAGTCCTGCCAGAACCGGCGACCGCAATGGGCGTCGATCTGGCGCGATGAGGCGTTGAGCGCCGCTTCCATGCGAACGTCGTCGTAGGGGTCGTCGATGCCCAGGACCTCGGAGAGCCCCGACGTCGTGGCGTAGCAGTTCGTCAACGTCACGGAACCCTCCAATGCCAGAGCGTCGCCGTGACGGCCACGCTCCCAAGTTGCTCGAACACTGCTTGCTGTACCGGTGGGTGGTGAACGTCGTCACCGCAGATGACGCCGCCGGAAACCATCAGCGGCAACACCTCGGCGATGTTGTCGAACACCTCGCGGTACGAATGCTCGGCGTCGATGTGAATGAAACGGACCGGGTGGCGATGGTCGGCGAAATACTCACGCCACCCCATGACGTGCGGCACGACGTTGCCATCGGTCAACTCGGCCATGTTCTCGAGGAACTCGTGCAGCACGTCGCGCTCGCCGGCCAGGTCGGCACTGATCTCGTTCGGTGACCCCTGCCATGTGTCGACGGCGTGAACCACGGCGGGGCGAACGGCGCCGGCGAGAGCAACCGTCGACCGACCCTGCCAGCACCCAACCTCCACGACGTCGCCGTCGAGATGGTTGGTGGACTCGGCGAGCGCTGCGAGTGCCTGCTGCGACTCGACGCAGAACCATTCCTCGGTGAAGCTCACGGCCGGAACCAATCGGTCGGGCACTGCCTGTCGGCGATCCATGACGGCCAGCCGTCGTCGACGGTGACCGGTTCGAGCTTCGTGCCGTCGACGTGCCACCCGTCGTTGTAGAACGCGTCGTCGTCCATGCGGTCGGCGCAACGCTCCACGATCTCGGAGTGAGCGAACGACGTCAGCTTGGCGACCGTGTAGTCGTGGCCGCCGACCCATGAGAAGTGCCAGCCGGCGTCCATCATGTGCAACGGACACGGAGCGGTGAAGCGGAGGTGACGCATCGCTGCGAACGAGCCGAGCTTCGACACGTCGGAAAGTCGCGCCGCCATTGTCCCCCGCCACATCTCCGGGTGGACCCAGTCGACGGCGAACGGGTGGAACCGCTGCCCGAACACGACGAAGCCCTTGGGGCGGATGTTGCGGAGCTGCAACGGTCGCGGGATCTCGTCGACGTCGCCGTGCAGGATGATCGAGTCGAAGTCGAGGTGGAGGTCAGCGAGCCCGGCGAACACATGCTCACGCTGTGCGTGTTCACGGGTCCACGGGTCGGGGTCGCACGGCAGGCCCGTCGCCTGGACGACGGTGATCTTGTCAGCCCACTCGGCGAACCGGTCCGCGTGGTCGGCGTAGTGGTACGGCTTGGGCTGGTTGGAGTGCGTGACGTCGGCCTCGACGAGGACGACATGATCGACGATGTCGCCGATCTCGCGCAGACGACATTCGAGCATGTCGAACTCGTTGTTGAACATGAGCGTGTCGACGATGGTGGGGCGGCTCATCGCTTCGCCTCTGCCTGCTCGAGACGCAACCGGACGTCGGCGATCATCCTGTCGAGGGCGACGACCCGGCCGACGGCTTGGTCACGGCACTCGGCGAGGTCGGCGAGTTGACGGCGCAGGCCGACACGCATCGCCGTATCGGAATCGAGAAGGTGCGTCACATCCGCCCCCGCCACGTCTTGTGTTCCAGGATCAACGGCGACCGTTGCCGGAACGTCTCGGCGTCATCGGCGGACGCACTGACTGCCATCATGTAGACGAGATCACCTGAGCGTGCTGCCTCGTTGCCGTCGTAGCCGGGATGGTGGTGGACGATCCGGCACTCGTGCGCGTGGCCGTAAACGCCACGCGCCTTCGCCAATCCGATGATTTCCTTGTCCGTACACCAGTGCCGGTAGCACTCGGGGGCGAGGACGCCTGGCCCGTCGAGTGATGCGCCCTCGTCGTCGACGTAGGACCGGCGAACGAAGAAGTGATCGGCGTGCGTGCCGGCGGCAACCTCTGGGTTGCGGATGCGACCCGGTTCGGAGTCGTTGGTGCCGATGATGTCGAAGCGGTCGGACAACTCGCGAGCGGCGTTGAACCATCCGGGCAGAAACTCGGTGTCGTCGCCAACGATGAGCACCCAGTCGGCGTCGGAGTCGGCGAGCAGTGCGTTGACGTTCTCGGCGTAGGTCTTGCCCTTGACGCCTTCGATCAGTCGGGCATTGCCCGCCGGGGCCGTCGCGCCGAACGACTGTGTGAGGCGGTCGCGGTTGGCGTCACGGACGAACGGCACGAGGACGTCCACCCGCTTCATCTTCGGCAGGCCGTCACGTTTCGGCGGCTCCAACGACTCGAGCAGCGGAAGCCACACAGCGTCGAATACGGCGTCCACGTCGTAGCGGAGGGCGAACGCCCGGCACGCCTCTGAGAGGGCCACACGATCGGACTGGTGGCATTCTGAGAGCGCCCCGGCAATGGCACCGATGTCAGCGTTGAACCAGGAGGCGTCCTGGTGGGGATCGAAGCCGAGTTGACCCTTGACCGCCCACCCTGGCCCGACGAGTTCCGTCTGCGCCGAGAAGTCGGATGCGATCACCGGAGTGCCGCACGCCTGCGCCTCGATCATCGGGACGCCGAACCCCTCACCCCGCGAAGGGCACAGCAGCACGTCTGCCGACGAGAACAGGTACGCCATGTTCTCGGCCGACACGCCGAGCAGACGCCGGTACGGGTCGGTGAAGATGATGGCGTGATCGGGAATGCCGGCGTGCTTGGCGAGCTTCGCCAGGTTGATACCGGACCCCATCGCCCCGGTTCGATCCGAGTGGACGATGAGGGCGCTGTCGGGGTTCTGTTCGTGGAACAGGGCGAACCCACGGAAAGCTTCGTTGAAGCCCTTGCGATCCTCCGGCGACTTGTTCATCGCCACCATCAGCGCCACGAACGTGTCCGGGCCGAACCCGTAGGCACGACGCACCGGCTCACGATCGACGGGGCGATACACGGCGGTGTCGACCGACAGCGGGACGGTGACGGCGTCGATGCCAAGGCGACCCAGCTCGAACGTCGCGTACTTCGACATACCGAGGGCGAGGGCGTCGCTGGTCTTGATCACACGGGCGACGTCGGGCGGGCACGGCCAGTGATCGACCGGCGTCCACAGCATGACGTTCATCGACGCCAGGTCGGCGGCGATCGGTTGGAGGATGAACTGGTCGATGAGCGAGATGACCCAGCCGCCGAGCGGGTCGCCGTCGAAGAAGTCGAGGGCGTGCGGGACGATCGCCTCGATGGAGTTGCCGACGTTCTCGGACGCCGGATACAGCTTCACGGGGCCGTATGGGGTGTCGTAGGTACCGACCTTGCCCTGTTGTCCGTAGTTGCACGCAACGGCGACGTCGTGGCCCTCACGGGTCAGGCGTGTCACAAGGTGCGCGCACTGCACGCCGTACCCCGAATTGATCGTCGGGGCGTTGCTGTAGATGATGAACCTCATCGCGTCTCGTCCACCTCGACGACGGCGCGCTCCGGTGCTTCACCGCAGTAGCGGGTCGTCACCTTGAAGAAGTCGCCGTCGTTGACGATAGACACGACGTGTTCGTGTTCGCGCTCGAGGCTTTGGAGATCCTCGTGGAGACGTCCACGAGGGATGCGATGGGTGGGCATTGCGGAACCTCCCGACAGAGTGGATGGAAACTCGCCCCCGACAGAGCGACGCGCCACCGGCGAGGGCGGCGCGTCGCTTGTCTCTGTCGGGAGAATCAGGGTCGTTAGAACAGGTTGAGCTGTTCCTCGACCGCGTAGGTCGCGAGGATTTCCCGCGCCCAGGCCAACTTGTCGGCGACCCGTTGACCGGGCGGCTGCGACGTTGACCAGAGTTCTAGATTCTCGATCCGGTTGTCATCACGCACGCCGTTGATGTGGTGGACGTTCTCGCCGTCACGAAGCGGTCGACCGAGATGTTCTTCCATGACGAGACGGTGCTGACTTATCGACGACCTCTTGCCGTCAACGACCCGCTCCATTATTAGGTAGCCGCGGTTGTAGCCGCCGGTGCCCGGCATGCGACGGGTTGGGGTTGTCGACCCAGTGCGAAGCAATCGGAAGTAGTGCATTTCGCACATGCCCTTACGGACGCCATCACGGCGGCGGCAGCCGTCGACCGTGCATTCATGGTCGGGGCCGTAGCGGTAGACAGTCCGCCCCGTCAGATTCACGCTTGTGTCGCCGTGCTTCAGGAACCTGGCGTAGTGGGCATCACATAGGTAGCGCTTCTTTGGCCGGGACTGGCAGCCGTCCGCTAGGCATACAGCGTCGTCAGCGTACCTCGCCGGTCGCTTGGGTGTAGCGTTCGGATCGCCGTACTTCAGCCATCGGTTGTAATGCGTGCCACACCAGCCCCTCTTTCGGCTGACGGCCTCACAGTCATCCACCGCACAGGTAGGCTTGACAATGGTCATTCAGTCTCCTTGCGACTGTCTGGCTCGGGGCCAGGAAGCGGAAACTCCCTGGCCCCACCAGTTTACCTTTACGGGGTTACTATCAGACCTTCATCCGCAACACCTTGACGGCGTTTGCGTCGATGAGGTCCCCGTCAGCTCGAAGGACGGCCCTGAAGGTCGCCTGGTTGTAATCGAACTTCACGTCGTCAGATCGAGCGATGTCAACGCCACCAACGGTGCGGACGTAGTACGCCGACATGTCGCCGAATGCAGCGACTGTTGCGCCCGAGCCAGCGGCTGAGACGTTCGGGTCGGTGAACACCGGCTTACCGAGGAAGCGGTCCGGCTGACCAGTTTGCAGGCCCTGGGTCATCGAGGGTTCCCACAAATACGCGCCGACCGTACCTCCACCACCGTCACGATACTTTCTCAGACTCCCGGCGGTCGAGTCATTCATCAGCCAGCCGGCCGACGGCGAGTTGCGATACTCGTCGTTCACGGCGTACTGGAGGTCGATGAAGTTGTCGACGGTCGGGTAGATGATGGTGCCGCCGGTGGCGACCGAGCCGGCCGCAGCCGCGACCATGATGCCCTTGGGGTTGGTGGTACCGACGCCGACGACGAGGTCGGCGTCAGCCTTGCGACCAACCGCACGGCCGAGGTTCGCACCGAGGAACGCACCGATGTCCACGCCGCTGTCCGAAAGGACGTTGTTGTGGACGTACGCCAGGTCGACGTAGTCGTAGGCGTCGAGGCGGATCGAGGTGAACGTCGGGTCGGTGCCGCCGAGGATCGTGCCCTGAGCGATGCTCTGAGTACCGATCGCATGGGCGAGAACCGCCGGGAAGTTCATCGGCTCGCCGCTCGCCGAGTTGATCTTGGTCGTCGGCGCCCGGAACATGGCGATCGACGCTTCGAGATACTCGTACAGGGTGCGGGCCAGCGTGGTCGGGACCAATGTCGCCGAGGTGCCGGTATCCCAGGCAAGTGCCCGGATCTCTTCGGCGGATGCGCCCTGACGAAGCAGGTCGCGCTCGAGGGCCACAGCGGCGAGATTCACGTTGATGGTGCCACCGTGCGGGTTCTGAGCCCATGCACGGAACGCAGCGTCGGCAGACACCACGGCGCGCTCAACGGCGGCTTCGCCGAAGAGGTGTGCGGACTGCTCGCGCAGCGTGGCGGCTTCCTGCTCGCGGGTTTCGCGGGCAACGAAGTCACGCACCTCGGTGTCGATCTCGTCGATGCGTGCATCGAGTCGGGCGATCTTGGTGGCTTCCTCTTCCGAACGCTCACGACCGGCGGTCGCTTCGAGTTCGGTGCGGAGCTGCTCAACGACGTTGAGGCGCTCCGAGTTCAGCGCAATGACGCGTGAACGAATGTCCATGATGGACTCCTTTACGGATAGGTGGGGGGTGGAGCGCGACGTGGTGGCCGAACGTGGTGGCCCGACAGGGCTCCGGGTTCCGGCTCCGGGTTCGCTACACGCAGACCAGCGATGGCCGGTCGGCGATCTTGCGCTCGAGACGGTCGCGGTCGGCGAGGTCACGGGCGAGAATGGCGGGGTCGATCTGCTCTGCCGGCAACATCTCAGTCAGCGCCGCAATGGCACGACGCAAGTCGTCGGGGTCGGCATCGAAGTCGGTGAGCAGCGACATGAACTCGTCAAGCGAACGCAGGCCGGCGGACGTGGTCGGCGAGGCCGGGAACGTCACGACCGACACCTCGAAGAGTTCAATCTCCTTGATGGTGCGCTCGGAGTAGTCGCTCGACCATTCCTGATCCTTGACGCGGAAGCCGATCGACATTTGGTCGACGTCACCGCGCGACAGCTCGGAGCGCAACGTCTGCACCTGCGGGTTGGACAGGTCGAGCGACTTGGCGAATGCACGAAGGTGCGGGTCGTCGCGGAGCTCCAACGTGCCGGACTTGGTGCGAGCGAACACGAAATCGGGGTTGTGGTTCTTCATCAGGCGCACGTCGTCCTTCTTCTGACGGATCGTGCGATGGAAGGCGCCGGGAGCGATCGTCTCTTCGTACTCGCCGAACTGGTCACGCACCGAGTACGGGGTCGACGTCACCGACGCCACGCCCTCGAACTTGATCGTGCCGTCGTCGGACGACTCACGCATTTCCAGGTCGTCGACGGTGAACGCACGAACCTCGCGCGCAACGGCCAACCCTCGGTCAGTGATGTCGGTCATAATGTTCCTCCAACTGGAGCGAAGCCGAGGGGCAGATTGGCCCCGCCGCTGTTCAGGATTTCGCGGGCCTCGTCGGCGGACAGGACGATGCCGACACCGAGGTAGATCTTCTGCACCATCTCGGCGAGGTCACGCGCCGTCGGTGCTTCCGTTTCGTCCGGGCGTGGGTCCATGCCGAGGATTTCGCGCACCTCGTCGATGGTCATAAAGCCGGCGGCCAACGCGATCGCCAGGGTTTCGTAGCTCTCACGCGTGTCACCACGCAGGCGGGCGTCGACGTTGAAGCGGTAGGCGCCGCTCGTGTACGGGGCGAGCGCCGACTCGATACGCCGAATCCACGGCAGTAACGTCACCTGCACCCGGCGCGTGTTGCGCTGAGCCAGGTTGGCGTAGGTCAGATTACTGCCACCATCGGTAGCAATCCCAAGGTCGGATGGGTCAATGAGAAAGATCTGCCCGGCGATTTCCGACGCGCTTAGACGCCTCGACTGGAGGAACTGCGCCTGCTCATTGGTGACGCCGGTGGGCTTCCATGAAGCGCCATCGTCGAGGACGCCGGGCAAGCCACGGCCGCCGTTGGCGCGCCGACGCTGCCACTGTGAGGCGATCGACTTGAGGGTGTCGGGTTGCGCCACCTTCGGGATCTCGATGACGCCGGGCATGTTGCCCTCCCCGTCGAAAAATTGCGCCCCGTACTTGAGCCCGGCGAGGCCGAGGCCGATGGTCTGGCGGGCGTATTCGAGCGGGCTAATGCCCTCGATGGCGCCCGGCAACATGCGGCCGGGGATATGCAGCACCTCGTATGGCAGCTCTGTGACGCCGACATAGAACCGTTTGCGGCCGTTCACCATGCGCGCCGTGACGCTGTCGGGCGGCAACGGATCGAGGGCGACGACCTGGCCGGCGCCGTTGGTGCGGACACCGAGATAGGCGTTGCCGTTGGCGACCAGCGACCACACGACCTGGCCCGTCCATGCGAGCCGGTTCAACCCCTCGGACGGGTTCTCCACCCACTTCGGAAGGCGCTCGTCGTCGTGTAATGGCAGCGTCGAGATCTCGTCGGTGATGAATGTGATGCACCCGTAAACGGCGGCCAACTGCAACGCAGAGTCCTGCGTCACGCTCATGCCCGACCACGTCGGCGCGGCCGTCGTCCAGTTCCACGAGTTGATTGCACGGACCTCGTCGGTCGATGCGTCGGGCTTCGATGAGCGGCCCAGCATCAGCGGTCAGCCTCGAGGGCCAGGCCCACGTAGACGGCCGACACGGACAGACCGACCACTCCCCCGCCGGCACCGCCGACGATGAAGCCGCCAACCGGAAGGCCGACGAGTCCCAACACTTGGAGCACGAGCGCAAACATCATTCGTCCTCCAGAAAGTCAGCAAGGTCATAAGCGGCGCCGGCGAACGCGGGTGAGTCGCCAACATCCGGCACGCCACCGAGGGCCAACGTCGCCGCCACAAGCGTGCAGATTTCGACCGTCGTCTTGCGTGGGTCGAACCGGGCTGCACCGTCAGCGCCGGATTTCAGTACGGCGTACTCCACGGACTTGTCGAGCGACGGTTGCCCAATGTGCCGCAAGGTTGGCGGGGACTCATCGGACGATGCCGCAGCGACCAGCGCGCCGGTAGCACGCGCCTCGTCGGTGCCCGACATCTCGATGACCTCAACGCCGGCTTCACGCAGGTCGGCGATGAACGCCCCCTCGGGACCGTTCGGACGCAACCGAATCGGCACCTTGCCGTTGTCGTTGTAGTGCTTGACCACCGCCGGGACAATCCATCGGGTGCCTTTGCGGTGCTCCACCCACTCGACATGGACGAAGCCGTCAGAGGTTCGACCAGCCTTGCTGATCGCCGCCCACTGCGGGCCGTGCTCGATCGGCGACACCACGAGCGCCCATGACAGGTGCGACGTGATACCGGGCGTCTCGTTCTCGAGATACACGAGGTCGGACCAGTTCGGCAATGGGCCGCGCGACGATGCGTCATCCCAGATGCCGAGCCCCTCACGGAGCCACGACTCGTCGGACGGCAGAATCTTGCGGAGCCGCAACATCGACCGCAAC